AATAAAGATAGAGATGTAAAAAAATACATCACTGAAAGAGTTAAGAATTCTTTGGTAAGAAAAGAAATCAAAAATCTTTCAGAATCAGTAGAACAAGAATTAACTTCAGATTTTATCATTAAAGAACACAACACTGTTAAGTTCATCGGAAAAACAAACAAAGGTAACTTGGTTTTTGAAGCAGATGGAAAAACAATTAAAGTTTCTTCTAATGGTGAAATCCTATGAAACTAATTTACGTTAACGAACTCGGACCTAATTTCAAGGGAGATAACGTATACGAATTTATCTTCTCCACACAAGAAGATGTATGGGGTGATGATTGGGACGTTGAACCAGCTTCAGGGAGACCAACACCACCCCATATTAATTTTATAGAAAAGGTGGGGGTTTTGAAAAACTCAGGTATAGAGTTAAACTTAATTCAAAACTCTGATTTCTTTTCAGTGTTTGACTCTGTTGAAGGAGTTATCGCTCTCGGATGGGAAGATTCTGATTGCGAAGCCGTAACCGACAAAAAATATACTCGTTTGGTTTTCCATTACGGTGAAAGTGAAAAATCGGTTGCAGATAAATTATATGAACGAGATATAATTCTCAAATGGGAAAAAAGTTTAGTAGAATGAAAACTAATGATATTAGAGTAATAAAATTGATGAAAGAGGGTTTTGCGTTTGAAACCCTTCGTAATTTGAATGAAAGCCAAATCAACATTCTTTATAAAAGAATGATTAAAGAACAGGGTACAGTTACAGTACCTAAAGATACTGAACCAAGTAAAATTGCAGATATTGCAAAACAAGGTACAAATGTACAAGTTGCAGGTGAGGGTGAAGTTTCTGAAGATGATGTTGAACCCTTAAAACCTTATAAAGGACAGCAGACACAAGACCCAAAACAAGTAGGCCCAGATTCTAATGATGGTATGGGTAATTACCAAGACGGTATGGATGAGAGTGAAATTAAAGAAAAATCAGTTTCAAAGCAACAACAAAAAATTATGGGTTTAGCACTATCGGTAAAAAGAGGTGAAACTCCTAAAAGTGAAGTTTCTAAAGAAGTTTTAGATATGGTTGATAGTATGAGTGAAAAAAAATTAGAAGACTTCGCAAGTACTGAACATAAGGGTTTACCAAAAAAAGTTGAAAAAACAAAAAAAGAAAGTTATATTCGTAATGTAAAGATGATTGAAGAATCATTGATTAAGTTAGTTCAAAAACACATTACACCAAGTATGACAAAGAAAGATTTATTGAATTTAGTAGAACAGGGTCCTGGTACAAAGGAAGCACCACCAAAGGTAAAACCAGGTACTAAGGAAAATCCTGGTAAAAAAAGATGGAACCAACCAAAACACACACCAGCACCAAAAGCTAAAAAAGATGATGAAACATTTGCAATGCAATTACCATCATTTTTACATTTTGATAATTTAGATATAACATTTAGTGATGAAAAAAAATCTTAAAGAAGCACCAATTAGTTATGGTGACAGTCCTGAAAGAATGGCACCAGACATACAGAGTAAAATAGAAAAAGGAGAAACACCTTTATCTGATTCACCTGCATTTCCTGAACAGGAAGGTGAAGATAGATTTGAGGAGTTAATTGCATCTAAAAGATTTAAAGATGTTGTTAACAAAGTCAAACAATATACAGGTTTAACAAACGTATCAGGTCAAAATGCTTTTATGCAACTTCAAATGATGTTGATGCAAGCAGTACAAAAGGTAAAGTCCATAGAAAATGGTAATGAGGAATATTTGGAAAATTTAGCTGTAGATTTAGTTAAAAAAGAAATGTCTATTCCTGAGGATAGTTTCCTATTTGATGTTGAACTAATAGGTTCTCCATCACAAATGGATACATCAAAAATGAGAAAACAATCAGAAGAGCCATCTTCAGAAGATATTGAACAAATATTCGGTGTGAGTGAAGATGAGGCTGAAGAAGATTTGGACAACTTCATGGAGGCATTCGATAAGTTTGATATGGAAAAAGCCAAAAGAAGATTTATTAATTCACTTATACAAGGTGCATCTAAAAAGGGTCACTACATGTTTAATTTGGTAGAAGAAGAATTAAATCGTTTGAATCCTGAATTATTAAACTTATATGGTGTGTTAATGTCAATCAATGATTTAATTTATTGGATTATGCCGGATGAGGCGGCACAAATGATGGCTGATTCAGGTCAAGGTGTTGCAGGTTCAGAAGAGATTGATGATAGTACAGACCCACCAACAATTAAAGCTAAGGGTATGTTCTTCCCTGTATTAATACATGAGTTATTAAAAGGTGTATATGAGATTATGGGAACTCACGGATTACCTGATGACCCAAAACAAGCTGAAATGGTTATGGCATCACAAGATACCTTACCATATGAAATATGGGATTTAAGATTAGGTCCTGTTATTTGGGAAAAATTCTTAGAGGTATATCCTGATGAGTTATTTGAAGATGATATGAGAGAAATTCAAAACTATTTATTCTCTCGTTTCTCAGCATTGAGTACTGAACAATTCTTTGAATTGGCTAAAGAAATACTTTCAGGTAGTGAAGATGGTAAAAAGGCGGTTAGAGCCATGGTTGATGAAATCATACAAGAAATTAAAGATGAGGAATACGAAGAATCTATGGGTCAGTTTAGAGATGACGATGAGGATGAAGGTTTTGATTTAGATGATTTCTTAGATGGTTTAGGTATTGGTCCTGCCGAATAAAAAATAAAGTGATGACAATATGGGTTTATCAAGAGAACAGGCAATACTCGAATATGCACGTTGCGTAAAAGATACCCCATACGCTTTAAAGACCTATCTACAAACCTACGATAACACTCAGTCTAAATACGTTCCATTAGAACTATTTCCCGACCAAGTTAGTCTTATTAATGATTATGATACTCATGAGGAAAATATTGCCTTAAAGTATCGTCAGGCGGGTGTATCTACCGTTACCTCAGCATGGGTTTCAAAACGATTAGTAACTGCCCCTAAAACAAAACCAGAAAAGATTCTTATTATTGCTAACAAACTTGATACGTCTCAAGAAATGGCTAATAAGATTCGTTCTTTTGTGGACCAATGGCCGTCATGGTTTGGTATTAGTTTTTCTGCAGAAAAGAATTCACAAAGACACTTTAAATTATCTAATGGGTGTGAGGTAAAAGCTGTTGCAACATCAAAAGATGCACTTCGTGGTTATACTCCTACTATCCTAATATTTGACGAGGCTGCGTTTATTGAAGCGGACAATGACTTCTGGTCTGCCTGTATGGCATCTCTTTCTACGGGAGGTAAAGTAATTGTTATATCTACCCCTAACGGATTTGACCCAATCTATTATTCGATTTACAATCAAGCAGTAAAAAACATGAATGATTTCAAAATCACTGAAATGTTTTGGTACCGTGACCCCCGATATGCCGATGACTTAAAACTTATTAAGGTAAAAGATATTGTTCATTATATGTTAAATCGTGAAGATTATAACGATGATGAGATTATATTAGACTATTCTGATGTGGACCCAATGAAAAGGGACTTCAAAGAAATAAGTAAAAAGTTTGAAGATGGATACAAACCATATTCTACGTGGTTTGAGAAGATGTCAAAGAAATTAAAATTTGACAGACGAAAAATTGCACAGGAATTGGAGTGTAACTTCTTAGGTTCAGGGGATAATGTTATTCCTCAGGTTACTATGGACCGTATGAAGGATAATGATATATGTGAACCTGAAAACAAATTTATGGGTGGTGCTATATGGCAGTGGAAAGAACCTGTTGAAGGTCACAAATATATTATGGGTATTGACGTTTCTCGTGGTGATAGTGAAGACTTTACCACATTTACGATTATAGACTTTGATGAGAGGGAACAAGTCTTAGAATACATCGGAAAGATACCACCTGATGTTGCGGCTGAGGTTGCATTTAAATGGGCGACGATGTATTCGGCATTTATTGTGATTGATATTACTGGTGGTATGGGAGTATCCACGTCTCGTAAACTACAAGAGATGGGATATAAGAATTTATATGTTGATGGGTTAAATGCTGCAGATAAGTGGAAATATAACCCTAAAATTAATGAGAAGATACCTGGATTAAACTTTAATTCAAAACGTGTTCAGATTATCGCATCTTTTGAGGAGGCGTTACGTCACGACTTTAGAGTACGCTCAATGAGATTGTTTAATGAGTTGGGGACCTTTGTTTATGTTAATGGTAGACCTGACCACCAAAAAGGACAACACGATGACCTGATTATGGCGATGGCTATGGCGATATATGTTGGTGAAAGTTCATTTAGTCAATTAGAAAAGGTTACAGAACAGACTAAGGCTATGATTGATAGTTGGGCTGTTTCAACAAATGAGTATAAAAATAAGTCACAAGATTTTAATCCCTCATTACCTGTTATGCCTAATCACAACGTTAATCGTGGTATAAATTCGAACCCAACCAGAAATGATTATGAGAAGTATTTATGGTTATTCGGTAAGTGATATTTAATTTAATTAAATATTTAATACTATTTATGTAAAAAGTATTTGAATGGCAGATAATAATTTAACTATATGGCAGAGGTTGGGTCAAGTATTTGGTCCTGATTCTACGTTGGACCAACAGTCTCCTGTTTATAGGTTTGATAAGAAAGAACTTCTTAAGACACCTAACAAACAAGAGTACGAAAGAGAAAAACTTCAAGCCCAACAATCATTATACTTGGGACAACAATGGACCAAGATTGAAAACAATCTATATACTCAAGCCGTATATTATGAACCAACAAGGTTGGCCTCTTATTATGATTATGAGAGTATGGAATATACTCCTGAAATATCTGCAGCACTTGACATCTACGCAGAAGAATCAACAACAACAAATGAAGATGGATATATATTACAAATTTATTCAGAAAGTAAACGTATTAAATCAGTTCTTGGTGACTTGTTCAACAATAGACTTGATATTAATACTAACTTACCTATGTGGACTCGAAATACTTGTAAGTTTGGAGACAATTTTGTTTACTTAAAATTAGACCCTGAAAAGGGTATCATGGGTGCACAACAACTTCCAAACATTCAGATTGAACGTTTGGAAAGAGGTATGAAGTATTCACCAAACAGTAAGACTACGACTACTACTGAAAACGATGCCTTGAAATTTGTATGGAAAGACAAAGATATGAATTTCAACACATGGGAAATTGCTCACTTTAGATTATTGGGTGATGACCGAAAACTTCCTTATGGTACCTCTATGTTAGAAAAAGCCAGAAGGATTTGGAAACAGTTATTATTAGCTGAGGATGCGATGTTAATTTACAGAACATCAAGAGCACCTGAAAGAAGGGTATTTAAAATATATGTTGGTAATATGGACGACAAAGATGTCGAACCATACGTAAACCGAGTCGCCAACAAGTTTAAAAGAGACCAAATCGTTGACCCGTCAAATGGTAATGTCGATTTAAGATATAACCAAATGGCAGTTGACCAAGACTATTTTATTCCTGTTCGTGACCCTAATGCACCAAACCCAATCGACACACTACCAGGAGCACAAAACTTGGCGGAGATTGCAGATATTGAGTATATTCAGAAAAAACTACTTACAGCACTTCGTGTACCTAAAGCCTTTTTAGGATTTGAAGAAGTTGTTGGAGATGGTAAGAACCTGTCTTTACAGGACATTAGATTTGCTCGTACAATCAATAGAATACAAAAATCTATGATTCAAGAGTTAAATAAAATTGCTATTATTCACCTTTACCTTTTAGGATTTGAGGATGAACTTAACAATTTCACATTAGGACTTACTAATCCATCAACACAAGCCGACCTTCTTAAGGTTGAACAATGGCAAGCTAAGATTCAACTTTACCGTGATGCGACAACAGACCCTGGTAATGGTATCCTACCTGTTTCATCATCTTGGGCTAAGAAACATATTCTTGGATTCTCAGATGAAGAAATTAAATTGGATATTCAGCAACAGAGAATTGAAAAAGCAGTTGCTGCTGAACTTGAAAAGACTGGTGAAGTTATTACTAAGACAGGTATATTCGCTAACATCGATAAGTTATACGGTAACAAACCTGGTGAAGGTGGTAGTGCAACACCTGAGGGTGAAGTAACAGAACCAGCTGACACAGGATTTGGTGACTTGGGTGGTGGTGACTTGGGTGGTGGTGACTTAGGTGGTGGAGCAGAAGCTGCACCTGATTTAGGTGGTGGAGCAGAAGCAGCACCGGCACCTGAATTGGCACCTGAATCTAAAAAGATGAACGATTTAAATCTTATTTTAGAAGACGATATGATTAACGGTTTAGATACTTTAGATTTATCAAAAGGTAAAAGGTCGTTAAGTGAAATAGATGATAAATTGGGCGAGTTACTGAAATAGTAATATTTATAAAATAAAATAGTATGAAACCTTTCGGAAAAATTAAAACTAAAATTGAAGAGTCTATGGTTAAACTCTATGGTAAACAAGAGTTTAAAAATCATATGATAAATTTCAAAAAGAATATTTTAGAAAACAAAGAAATATCTAAAATTTTTTACATCTATGATGACTTATCATCTAAAAAGGGTTTAGACAAAGAAATTGCCTCAGATTACGTAAATGAGTCTATTGAAGAATTACAAAAATTAATAGATAAAAACACAAAACAAATTACATCATTATCACAGTGGATTGATGGTGTATTATCTGAAGAAATTAATAGTAATTACTCAGACATTGATAATGTTGTTTATAACAACAAATCTATTAAAAACTTAGAGAATGTTTTAGAATCAAAAAGAAATATTAAAAATTTAATTACAACAGTAAAAGAGAATGTTGTAATGAGTGAATCTATTAATATTCCATTATCATCGATGTTAAAAATAGCTTCAAATTCATTTAATAAAGAATTTGAAAATATTAGTGAAGAAGATAAAAAAGAATTAAAAGAACTTTTATCTCTAACAAAAAATGAGGTTAAAGTAAAACACGAAGAATTAAAAGAATCTGTTTTAGGTAAATTAAAAAATAACCTAAATGAATCAACTGATTCTGAAATCACAGAAAAAATTAATTTAACTATTCAAAAGATTTCAGAATCTAAAAGTGATTTAGTATCACTTTATAAACTAACACAATTAAATCAGGGATTATGAAAAAAGTTTTAGAATTCATTAAAAAGGTGTTTGCAATCTGCAAGGACTGGATTAAATCAAATGGTGTTGAAGGAGTATTGGGACTATTAGTAGGTCTTGTTCTTTGGGCTATGGGTTACAAAATTTGGGCTGGTTTCTCATTTGGTGTTTTTGCTACACGTAATTGGGATATCTTAAAGGGTTGGATTTTTGTCAAAATTTAAAAACTAAGGTAAAAATTATTTAAAAATTAAAAAGTCCCCAATAGGGGACTTTTTTATGAATCATATTCTTGGTCTCTTAGTTTCTGAATATATTTGGCTTTTTCTAATTTCTTTCTTCTCTTTTGAGATTTTTTTGTAAACTCTTGTCTTTTACGTACCTCGTCCATTTGTTTTGACTTAATGACTTTGTACTTGTACCTTTTTAAGGCTCTATCAATATTTTCTCTTTTTCCTACTTCTATTATAATCATATATGTTAGTTATGATAATAAATATAAACGTTTATATCAAGTTTTGACTTGTAAGGAAAAATATTTTATTATTAATACAAATAAACTAAAGAAATTTAAAAATGAATGAAGAAAGGAAAGACTTCGAAATTAAATGTTTTCGAAAATGCTAAGTGTTTTTATGGTACAGTAGATTCAAAAGAATTAAAATCAATTTACATAGTAATACAATCATGGGTTGAACCCAAAAAAGATGCACTAAATTGGGACCGAGTTGCGGGAAATTTAAAAAGACAAATACAACATAACTTATTAGAATGTGTGGACTTAATCACATTCGATAGAAATTCAATAGTAGATTTAGATTTAAGAACAAGTGGAATTCAACTGGATAAACGTTCATTTATGAATCTTGAAATCACACTCTTTATGAAAAATCAAAATGAAGATTTTAAATCACCAATATTAAAAGAAAAAATTAAAAAGATTGTCACATCAGTTTATAATGATGAATTATACAGTTCTCCTTATTTTTGGTTATCAAAAACCAAAACAAAGAAAGTGTAATATTTATTATAAAACTTTGTTGTGAAAATAGTCATCTCTGAGAAACAATTAAAAAATATACAAAAATCCCTAACTGAAGAAAAAGACCAGTTAGGGGTTTTAAACAATTATATGCCAAGTAAAATGGTATATGAACATGGTAATACTAAAGTTTATTTAAAAGATATAGAATTAGTTGGGGATAATGATGATATATCTATAGAAGCTAAAGTCAATAAGATATTACATGATAATGTTGATGTTAGTGAATTTGCCAAAATATATTCAATAATTGACGGATATACTTCTGATGATTTACCATTAGGTATGTTGATAAAAATATTCATTGTTGAGAATATAGATAATATGGTAAAGAAAGTATTACCTAATAATTTAACTGAGTATGATGTGGTTTTACATCTATATTAAGTAATACTACATATTTATAAAATAAAATACCATGAAGATATTAGGTCCAAACGATTCAGGAAAAGGAATATTAGTAGAATGGGATGCTGGTTATATATCACCAAACGATTCAAGAAACGCAGAAGTTATTAAAGAATCATATGGTCAATTAGACCACTCAAAACCATTCGTTTTTTATGCCGTACTTCAAAAGTTTGATACACCAAACAGAAACGGTCGTATCTATCCTGAAAAAATATTACGTAGAGAAGCTGAGAATTATAAAAAGGCTATTGATAAAGGTTTATCTATTTCAGAATTAAATCACCCTGAATCATCACTTATTGATTTAGACCGTGTGTCTCACCTTATCACTGACATGTGGTGGGAAGGAAATGTGTTGATGGGTAAAATTAAATTACTTACTTCACCAGGTTTCCACGAAAGAGGTGTTGTTTCATGTCCTGGTGATATGGCGGCAAACCTTATGAGACAAGGTGTTACTATGGGTGTATCATCTCGTGGTGTTGGTTCATTAGTTAAAAAAGGTGAACGTAATGAAGTACAAGAAGATTTTGAATTAATTTGTTTTGACTTAGTATCATCTCCATCTACACCAGGTGCTTACTTGTTCTTAAATAAAGAAGATAAAAACAAGTACGAAGAGAATCTTGAGGAAGAAACTAAGTTAAGAGCTCAAGAACCAAGAATCGATGGAGGACAAGGTTTGAACAAATCGCTTGACTTAATGAAGAAGTTATCCGATTATTTAGGATATTAAAACTTTTTATTATGGACGAGAAATATTTTGTAGCAAAAATTCAGTACGATTTACCCGATGAGAATAGTGGTAAAATCAAAAAAATTAGAGAAGAAAAACTTGTGAGGGGTTATAACGTTACTGAGGTTGAATCTAAAGTGACTAAAAAATTCGAAGGTTTTCCACATGATTGGAGAATCACAGCATGTGCTGAAAGTAAAATCGATGAGGTTTACGAATAATATCGGTTACTTATCAGATAATTTTTAAAATCGGGTTATACCCGATTTTTTTTTGCTATTACTACTAAAATTAACTTTTTTCTAATATCTGAATATTTATATAGTAAAATAAACGCTTGCGTAAAAATAAAATGGCAGAAAATACTAAAAAATCATTAGTTGAAGAGGCACTATTACAAATGAAAAATTTGGAAGAAGCCGTAACTGAAAATGCAAAAGGAATACTTGCTTCTACTATGAAGGAAGAAATCAGTGAATTAGTAAAAGAATCATTATCTGAAGAAGATGAAATGGTTGACACGGAAGTCAAAATGGATGACGTAACTGAACAAGAAGAAGTTGACGTTGACATGGAAGACGAAGAAGAAGTGGAAATGGAACCTGAAATGGGTGACATGGACGCAGATGAAGATTCTGAAATGGAAGACGAAGACATGGGTGATGAGATTGACATGGAAGACATGTTGATGTTAGACTTACCTGGTGACGAGTTGGAAGTTGATGATGAAGAAGAAGTTTTACTTCCTCTTGACTTAACAGGAGCATCAGACGAGGAAATCTTAAAGGTTTTCAAGGCTATGGGTGATGAAGATGGAATTATCGTTAAACAAGACGGTGATGAAATCCACCTAAGTGATGAAGAAGAAGATGTTGAGTACATTATTCAAACTGAATCAGAAGACGAAGCAACTGAAATGGACGCTATGGAAATGGATAACATGGAAATGGATGATGACATGAAAGAAGAAATTGTTTTCGAAATTGAGATGGATGATGAAGGGGATGATGAAGAAGATACCGATATGGTTGATGAAGGATGGAACGAAGAAGTAGAAGAAGGACAAGGATACAACGATAGAGAAGACGAACACCTTGGAGCTGAAAAATCTGAGATGTCATTAAAAGGAAGAAGAGATGTTGCATTCGCTGATGAAGAAAGAGCGGGTAAACGTAAATATTCTAACGTTGGAACTATGGATTCTGAAACTACTGAAGCTGCACACACTTTAGGAAACGGTTCAAGAAATGACAAAACTAAAAAGTCATTACCTAAAATGAAAGTTAAGACTAATGAAAGTGAATTAAAAGCTGAAGTTACTTCTTTAAGAGCTAAAAACGAAGAGTACAGAAAAGCATTGAACATCTTTAGAGAAAAGTTAAATGAAGTTGCTGTATTTAATTCAAACTTGGCTTATGCTACTCGTTTGTTCACAGAACATTCAACAACCAAGCAAGAAAAAATAAACATCCTAAGACGTTTCGACTCAGTTGAAACATTGAAGGAATCTAAGACTTTGTATAAGACTTTGAAAGAAGAGTTTGATGGTAAAGAAGTTGTAGTTAAAGAATCAGTTGAGGCTAAAGTACAAAAATCACCATCTAAAGGTTCTGCAACAAACCTTATCGAGTCTAAAACGTATGAAAATCCACAATTCTTAAGAATGAAGGATTTGATGACAAAAATAATAAAATAAAAACAAAACTTAAAAAATACTAAAATGGGAGCATTATTAGAATCAGGTCTTGTTGGTAACATCGGTCTTAAGCACTTGAAAGTTATCAAAGAAGACACAATCAACAAATGGGACAAATTAGGATTCTTAGAGGGTCTTAAAGGTCACGTTAAAGAAAACATGGCGCAGTTGTATGAAAACCAAGCGTCACACTTAATCAACGAGGCGGCAGCATCAGATAACTCAGGTTCATTCGAAACTGTAGTTTTCCCAATCGTGAGAAGAGTATTCTCTAAATTGTTAGCTAACGACATCGTATCAGTACAAGCTATGAACTTACCAATCGGTAAATTATTCTACTTCGTACCTAAAATTCAAAACCGTAACAACGGTGAGCATTATGCACCAATCGGTTCTCCAGAGGCTGTAAACGCTGGTGAAAATAACCCAAATCAAGGTTATGGTTCAGGTAAAAACTTGTATGACCGTTTCTACGAAGGTAATGAAGCAGCATTAGACCCACCAGGATTATTTGACTATTCTAAAGGTCGTTTTTCTGCGGTTACTGCTGACGTTACTACCGTTGCATGGTCATCAGGAGATTTAGTTAATTCTGCTTATGACGCATCAACAGGTTCAACAGTAGGTAATATTGCAAACGAAGGATACAGAAAAGTATTAATTGCTTTGACAGGTTTCACTAATGGTGGATACGGTAAATTAATCGGTCCTGATGGTAACACTGTAGATAACGAATCATTCTTATCTGATTTAACAATCAATGCTGAATCAACAGGTGCATTCTCAGGAGCAGGTTCAGGTAACTTGTTATTTAGAGTAGTAACTCAAAAGTATGGTAAAGGTATCGTTGAGTATGGTTCAACTGCAGGTGCGGCATTTGGTCAAAATAACACAGCAAATGGTGGTCTATATGATAACATTTGTGATGCTGCAGGTGTAATCTACATTGAAGTAGATTTACAAGTTCCTTGTTCTGTTACTTCAAATTCAATCGATGGTTACTCAGGTTTAACTACTACAATCGATGGTACTACTGTTGTTAACAGTCAGTTTACTGCAACTTATAGAATTTATGAGGAGTTAGAATTCGAAGATAGAATCGGTGAGGTTTCTTTCGACTTAGAATCAGTAACTGTATCGGTTACAGAAAGAAAGTTGAGAGCTCAGTGGTCTCCTGAATTAGCACAGGACGTTTCTGCGTTCCACAACATTGACGCTGAAGCTGAATTGACAGCTTTATTGTCAGAGCAAGTGGCAGCAGAGATTGACCGTGAAATCTTAAGAGACTTGAGAAAAGGTGCAGCTTGGACATTACGTTGGGACTACAACGGATGGAAGAGAGGAAGTGCAGCTAATCCATTAACTCAGTACACTCAAAAGGACTGGAACCAAACGTTGATTACAGCAATCAACCAAATCTCAGCTCAGATTCACAAGTCTACGTTGAGAGGTGGAGCTAACTGGATTGTTGTTTCTTCTGAAATCAGTGCTATCTTTGATGACTTGGAGTACTTCCACGTATCAAACGCAGCTCCTGACCAAGACCAGTACAACATGGGTATTGAAAGAGTTGGTACTTTATCAGGTAGATATCAAGTATATCGTGACCCTTACTTCCCACCTAACACAGTATTGATGGGACACAAAGGTAACTCTTTGTTAGATACAGGTTACGTTTACGCACCATATGTACCTTTACAGTTGACTCCAACTATGTACAATCCATTCAACTTTACACCAATCAAAGGTATCATGACAAGATACGCTAAGAAAATGGTTAACAACCGTTTCTACGGTAAAATCACAGTTGATGGTGTAAGAACATTCGACTTGAAAGAATTGAGATAATCAATTTCTTAATCGATAATAGAAAGGGGACCGATTGGTCCCCTTTTTTTATTTAAATGTTTTTTATTTTTTATACTACCGCTACGTTTTCTTCTTTCATTAACTCATACGCCCTGGCAAGACGAGTCATACCTATACCTCCACCAAATCGTGGGAAAAAGTCAAAAGATAAAAATTCTTCTAATTCTTTTTCAACTCTTTCTTTACCAAATAAGTCAAACAACTTCTGTGAGTATCCACCATCTTCAATTTTATAGAACATTTCTCTCATTTCTTCAACATTGCATGAACGTTCTGCTGAACCTATAGTTTCTTGTCCATAAAGAATAACATCAACTTTATTAAAGATACCTTCTTCTCTATGTTTCATATTCCAAAAAGGGTTTGTTCTTAATGGGAATTGTTGTAAGGAAACGACTGAACTTTTTTCATTCCACATTTTTTGTTCATGTTCGTCTTCTAAAATACTCACACCACCATATTCTTCACATACATCATTGTATTTCACATTTACAGGTGAGTCAAATCCTAACCATTCTAAAAGTTCCGATTCTAATTTCAACATATCATCGACACTACCTTTAGATTCAAATTCAAACATAGGGAAGATTAATTCATGTCTACCTGGAATTGGGTCTTTTTCTTCTCTGTATGATGTTGACACACAGAACACACCTTCCCATTCAGGGTTTTTAAGTAATTCATACTCTAACCACATTTGACCTGTTTGTGGTAATGGCCAAATTTCACCACTGTATTCAAATGTTTTCACTGAATGTGGATTTTCACATGCTGCCAAAATGGATAATCTACTTTGTGTAGGAACCTCTTTGAAATTTTTGTTTAAGAAGAATTCTCTCATCTTCTGCACTAACTCGTTGTAAGTTTTTGTGTTTTTCATTTTTTGTTTTTTTGTTTTTATTTATGTTTATTTAGTTTTTATTGGGCAAAAAAAAGAGGACTAATAAGTCCTCAATTAAAAATATATTATTCTGATTTGTAAATTTCAGGTTCAGGTAAATTACTATCCAATGGTGGTGGTGTTGTTAAAATTCTTATTGCTTTAGAAATAACTTCAGCCTCTTCCATATTATAAACACCTCTACGGTGACCTGAACGTGCGGCTTGAATTACTGTATATAGTGCTTGTTCTTGGTTCATTAAATCAATGAACTTATTTAGGTCGTCATTTGAATAGTAATTGATAATTTCAAACAACGTACCTGCGGGTTGTGGTTGTTCTTGAATTTGTTCTTTGTTATCTTCCATAATCTCTTTTCGTTGATATTTATTATATATATAACAAAAAGGACAAAAAAATCAAGTATGTCGAAATATATTTTAAGTGAAGATTTGGCGGTATGGTTTGGGAAGAAAAAAAAGAAAAAAGGCTCATCTCAACCCAAAGGACCATGGGTTAATATCTGTAAGAAAAAGAAGGGTGGAGGACACCCCCCCTGTGGTAGAAGTGATGCCGACAAAGGCGCTTATCCTGTTTGTCGTGGAGCAGGTGTTGCAGGAAAGATGACACAAGCCGAAAAAGATTCTGCGTGTAGAAGAAAAAGAGAAAAAGAAAAGAAAGACCCCCAATCAGGGAAAGGTCAAAAACCTACAAGAATCAAAATCAAAGATTATAAGAAAGAATCGATAGATAAGTTAGTTAACTTGGTTACTGAGAAATTTAAAGTGGACTCAAAGGAATATGATGATTTATTCAGAGATGAGAAGTATTTGTTGGTTGCGCCTTTAACCCACAACGCTTCGTGTAAGTATGGTGCGGGTACTAAGTGGTGTACAACAAATAGAGATAGTGATGATATGTTTGAAGAACACATCATTGGTGGTGTTTTAGTTTATCTTATTATTAGAGATAAAGAATTAGCTGAAAAAATGGGTAATTCTAAGTTTGGATTATATCGTGGATGGGGTGAAGGACCAGGTAGATTGTTGGTTTACGATGAATTAAACAAAGAATATTTAAACGGAGAACAGTGGTTATCAAATGAGTTTGAAAAAGTTGATAGGGGTGGTGATTACTACATGTTAATGAAGTATTACAACGACTACTATAAAAAAATGGATAAACCCTCACAGAATAAAGAAAAACCGTCAATTAAAGAACAACTTAAAGGTTTTGATGTAAAACCCTTTGCATTACATGCCGACATCTTTGAGGAGATGTGGGATGGTTATATGGATGACAATCTATTAAGAACCTATTTATCATTAAGAATGAAACATCCTAAACGTGAAAAGATGGTCGATTACTTTTATAAGTTTATTTCTGAAAATGGTGAACAAATTAAAAAGAAAAAACCTACAACTATGAAAGAAAGTATAATTAAAGAACTAAACAAACTTAAAAATAGACCACAGATATCTGAGGGGTTACAATACCATATTGATAATAACATCCCATTGTCTGAGAATGTATATCGAGTGGGAAGTGAAAAATACTTTGAGGTTATTAAAGAAGCCAGAGAACTTTATAAAGAAGGTCAATACAATAACGAAGAAGATGTTGAATTATTGGAAAGTGACTTAGGTAAATTTTTCATTTATGAAGGTGAGAGAATACCATTAGATTTCCCCATGATTAACGAAGCTGAATATCAGGGTAAAAAAGTTGAATTAGGAAAACCTAAAAGTGGGGGTCCAAAGAAATGGTATGTGTATGTTCGTAACCCTAAGACAGGTAAGATTAAAAAGGTAAGTTACGGTTCCCCTGTTATGACTGCCAAGTGGAATGACCCTGCAGCTCGTAAGTCATTCGCTGCAAGACATCAATGTGATAAGAAAAAGGACAAAACTAAAGCAGGGTATTGGGCGTGTAGAGCACATAAAGATTTTGGTAAGAATGTACCAGGAAGATTTTGGTAATGGTTTATAGTAACGAAGAATTAGGTAAGGATAAGTTCAGAAGAGTTTTTAAGGAAAACGTGGATTCTGAAGAGTTGGTTTGGCACAGAGACCGTGAAGACCGCATTGTTTTTGTGGAGTCAGGGTCTAATTGGATGTTACAAATGGACAATGACATACCTGTGGTATTGCAGGAGGGACTTAAATATTTTATCCCTAAGATGACATACCATAGAGTAATTAAAGGGACTGGTGACCTTAAAATCGTTATTGACGAAAGTATCGGTAAGGTACGTATCCCCGAATCTGTTAAAAATAACATTAAAAAGGGTTTAAAGTACCTTAGAAATAATAGAAAATCTTATCTTATGTTTGAAAGAATTTCTAATTCAGATTCTGTGAACATTGAAGTATTAAAAGAATTTAAACAATTTTTTGATTCTCACAAAACTAATGTCGTGTTAAGTGAATCTAAAAAGGGTAAACCACACGAAGACCACAAATATGTTGAGTGGTTATTGAGGGGTGGAAATGCCGGATATAATTGGGTATTACGTGAAATAAAAAAGAGGGTCTAAACACCCTCTTTTTCTTTTTTCTTAATTCTTACAGAATACCCTTGTTCTGTAAACATTTGAGGATAATCTAAATAGAAATAGTCGATTGCTCTTTCAGCATCTATCGCCTGAGTTTCCATAATTATTTCCTCATCTTTAGTTAGTAGATAGGTTGTACTTGACATTTTGTTGAAGGTTAAAAAATTTTATTCAAATATATGAATTATTTTTTACCTGAACAATATTTTCCTGAGCATCTTTTCTTTCCGTCTAACCCTGGCATTGTACCTTTACACACTTGTACTGCATAACCATTAGCGTAAGCTGAAGGATAAACCTCAAACTTAGCCTTTGCTGCCGACTTACCTCTAGCACAAAGTGTTGTGTCTTTTTTCTTCTTTGATTTCTTTTTCTTTTCGTCAATAACTCTTCGTATAATTTGTTCAAGTAATTTTCTTTCTTCAATCATGTCAACATCATCTATATTCATAGAGAGTTCCATACCATCTTTTTTTGTTTCATTCATCATGAAATCAAAAACTTGGTCTAAATTGTTTTTGGCTTCTGCAATGTGGTCTTGAGCCCAATCATGACCACCATCTAAAATAGATTCTACCATATTTTCATCTAAATCTAACAACAAATCACATTGTCTTCTCATCTGTTGTAGATTACTAAAAAACATATATCTTTCGCTTCTCATTATTTTTTGTTTACGATTTGGAATTTAAGTGTTCTTTTATAAGTATCTATATTTCTATCACTATTCACCTTCATGTCTATAAAATATTCATTTGGTATCTTGTCTCTTGTGTCAAAAACAAAATAATATCCATCAGGTGTTCTATTAATCTGAGTCCAATCTTGTACTTGCACTTCAGTCGTTCCTTCCATAACATAAATTCTGTAGAACGCCTCTATATTATTGACAACCTCATTTACTGAATATGCCTTTTTAATATATACACTAACATTTCTAACATCAGTATTTAATATTTTTTCATCTTGTTTGATTCCACTATAATCAAAACCATATAATTTTGGTTGTTCTGTTCTTGTACCTATTTGGTAATAACCGTCAGAAGATTTAAGTACAAATTCATTTTCTACCGCACTTATTGAATCTCCATTTATTGATAATCCATCCCATTTATCATAATAAAAACATGGTACTGTCGTTGCAGTTAATCCACTAACCTCAACTCTGTAAACTCCTTCAGTGACTAAACAACTCGTTAATCCTGTAAATCCCGAAACCTCGTCACCATTACCATCTAAAATGTTAACTGTAGGTGGTGTGTCAAAATTAGTTGGATTACCATTGATATAAGAATATAGATATAGATAGTTTGTTTTACCTTGATAGAAAACATTTCTATCATCTAATATTAAATCATTGTAATTTGTTTCTAAATAAGGCTCATAGAAAGTTTGAGTGTGAGGAGAAAAGAATCCTACAG